TTAAAAAAGCATGATACCAGTTGAAGGACATAAAAACCTGTTTCGTGATCCAGAAACAGGTGCGATTTTAAATTATGATACCAATTCATATTCTCAACATATTTCTAAAAGAAATAAAAAACTTGATGAGAAAGCAGAACTAGATGAGATGAAAAAAGATATTGATGAAATTAAATCTTTACTTAAAGAGTTAGCAAATCGTAAACATAAATAATAGATAGATTCTTGAATTGCTTACATAAATGGCAGATATTAAGGTCAGAGTAGGGCAAAAAAACGCTGTTAAGGTTATTTCTTCACTTGCTGGGGCCCAAGGTCTTTCCTTAGCTGAACTCAGCGATGTAAATGCTGCGAACCTACTTAATGGAATGATGTTAGTATATAATGGAGCAACTCAAAAGTGGGACGCTACACTAACTATAACACCTGGCTCAGAAGCAAATTTAGACATTAACGGGGGAAATTTTTAAATGGCTAGCATTATCAGGATCAAACGATCCTCTGGTACTAACAAACCTGCCAGCCTAAATTGGGGTGAAATGGGTTATGTAACTGGTATCGGCAGTTACGGTGGATCAAATCAATATAAAGATAGAATATTTATTGGTGATGATGGAAGTAATGTTTTCTCAGTAGGTGGTCATTATTACACCTCTATGATGGATCATCAGCCAGGTTCTGTTGCTGGTGTTACTAATACAAGAAATAGTGATGGTGGTATAGTTGCTGTTCTTGATGATAATAGAAAAGTTGATCAGTGGAATGTAGATAATCTTAGAATGGATGGTAATACATTATCATCTACAAATACTGATGGGGATGTTATATTTGCTACTGATGGAACTGGTGAATTTGCTGTTACTGATGACACAGCATTCTCATTTGGTTCTGATAAAGATGTTAAATTTGAATATGATGAAGATGGTAATGATGAGTTAGTTGTATCCAGTCCTACTGGTAAGCAAGTTAAGTTTACTACTCCATTAAATGTAGATACTTCATCATATCTTGGTAAAGTTAAGATAGAAGATAATGTAATTTCTACTGTAAGTGGTGCTGGTGATAAATTGTTTATCGATCCATTCCCCGATGGATTAAGTAATGAGGGTGATGTTATCATCAAAGGTAACTTACAAATTGATGGTACAACCACATCAGTTAACTCAACTGCTGTAACAGTTAATGATCCAATATTTGTTATTGGTGATGTTACTAGTTCTAGGGTAGTTACTGCTCCAGCTACAACAGGTGTTAGTACAATTACAATAGATTCTGTTGTAGGTATTAATACTGGTGATATTGTAAGTGGTCACTCATCACTTCCAAACTCTGGATTAACAACAATTACTGAAGTTAATACCACAAATAAAGTTATTACTATTCAGGGAAGCACTTCTGCTGGTATTACAACAACTTCAGAATTAACAATTACTCATGCTTACGATACTAATACGGATCGTGGTATAGCATTTAAGTATAATACTGGTATTGGAACTGCAAATAATAAAACTGGTTACTTTGGTTATGTAGATGCTGATTCAAATACAGGAAGTAATGCTCCCGCAAGATCTTGGACTTATGTACCAGATGCAAGCACGGCAAGTAATACTGTATCTGGAACAAGAGGTTTCTTAGATATCAAAGGTATTTACTACCAGACTGCTGATTATAATGCTAATGGTGCTGTATACTTTGATGAGAATGGTTTACAGACCTCAACCAATAATCCAGCTGCTCCTATACTAACATCTAAGCAGATCTTAACTGCTGTCACTAAGAATACTCTTGCATTACCAAGTAATGTAACTCTTTCTATCGGTGATGTTGTTAGACAAGACACTAGCGGTGCTTATGGTGTTGTTGAGTCTGCAGTATCTAACTCAAATTCGATTGATGTAGTTGGTGTTGAAGGAACATTTACTAATACTTACAATATTAGAAGAGAAGGACAAAATGGTTCAGTTGAAGATTTATCAGTAATACCATCAACAGTTACCGTGATATATACTAATAAGCCTCATTGGTCTTCGACACTTGATGGGGGTACTTTCTAACTTTAAAATATTATGCAACAACAAAATAATAATGGTGACGTTGATGTTAATGTTCTTGTGAGTTTATATAATGGTAAATTGGCACAATCATTAAATCAAAATGTACTTTTGGAAGCAAAATTACAAACTTTAAAAAATGATTTTGAAGAGGAAGAAAAAAATCTTCAACAGGAAATAATCTCCTTACAAGAAGAAATTCAAAAACTGAAAAAGACTAGGAAAACTGATTAGAGGATATGGCAAAACCAGCAAGTAGACAACAACTTATAGATTACTGCTTACGGAAGCTGGGTGCTCCTGTATTAGAGATTAATATTGATGATGATCAAATTGATGATGCGGTTGATGATGCTATACAACTTTTCAACGAAAGACATTTTGATGGTGTTGAAAGGATGTATCTTAAATATAAGATTACTCAGGACGATATTGATAGAGGAACAGGAAAGGATACTGATGGTGTAGGAATTGTAACTACTACTGCAACTTCTACTAATGTAAGCGGATTAGGGACAATTACAGGTAATTGGTATGAAACCTCTAATTTTTTACCAGTTCCAGATTCTGTAGTTGGTGTAGAAAAGATTTTTAAATTTGATACCAGTTCAATATCTGGTGGAATGTTTAGTATAAAGTATCAGTTATTCTTAAACGATCTTTATTATTTTAACTCTGTAGAATTACTTCAATATGCAATGGTAAAATCATATCTTGAGGATATTGATCATTTACTTACTACTGATAAGCAAATACGATTTAATAAGAGACAAGATAGATTATATTTGGATATTGATTGGGGTGCAGAATCTGTTGATAATTGGTTAATTCTTGATTGTTATAGAGCATTGGATCCAACATCCTTTACTCAAGTTTATAATGATCCTTTTCTCAAATTGTATCTCACAGCTCTTATGAAGAGACAATGGGGACAAAATTTAATCAAATTTCGTGGAGTTAAGTTACCAGGTGGTATAGAACTTAATGGTAGAGAAATTTTTGATGATGCTGAAAGAGATATAGAATCTCTAAGATCAAGGATGGCATCTGAATACGAATTACCTCCTTATGATTTTGTGGGTTAATAGCACATGGCACTTAATCCATTTTTCCTACAAGGATCATCTTCAGAACAAAGATTAACGCAGGATCTTATAAACGAGCATCTAAAAATTTACGGTGTTGAAGTAACTTATATTCCGAGAAAATATGTAAATACAAAATCAATTATAGAAGAAGTTCAATCTTCTAAATTTGATGATAATTTTGCTATAGAAGCATATGTCAACACCTATGAAGGATATGGTGGGCAAGGAGATGTGCTGACTAAATTTGGAATGAGTATAAGGGATGAAGTTACTCTTACTATTTCAAAAGAAAGATTTGAAGATTTTATAGCACCATTTATGGCAGGTCTAGATGATGGACCTGGTGGAAATGAGGAAATTACACTTGCTACTAGACCAAGAGAGGGAGATTTAGTATTTTTCCCACTTGGATCAAGATTATTTGAAGTTAAATTTGTAGAACATGAAGATCCATTCTATCAGTTAGGTAAAAACTACGTTTATCAACTTAAATGTGAACTCTTTGAATACGAAGATGAAGTTATTGATACTTCTATTGATGCTATAGATACAGTTGTTCAAGATGAGGGTTATATATCTAAATTACAATTGATTGGTATTGGTAGAACTGCTGAAGTAGCAGCATCAATTGGTATTGGATATGTTAGAGAAATCTTTCTTAATAATGATGGATCGGGATATACTTCACCACCAACAATAACATTCTCAGCTTCTCCAGCATTTACAGATGCAAGAGCAGTTGGTATTTTGACAACTAGAGCAAATGTTACTTCTATTGAAAAGATTTTAATGACTAGTGCTGGTGCTGGTTATATTACTCCACCAACTATTACTATTTCTGGTGGTGGTGGAACTGGTGCTGCTGCAACTTGTTCTATTGAAACTGTTTATCAAGGTGTTGTTAACTTTAACGTTGTTGATGGTGGTGTTGGATATGGAACAGAACCTTCAATAGCTGTTACTCAACCTGGTGCTGGAACGACTGCTGTTGGAATAGCATCTATAGGTACAGCAGGATCTGATCAAGTTCTTAAATCAGTCTATATTGGAGATCCAGGACGTGGATATACAGCAACTCCAAATGTAATTGTTGCTGATCCTCCTTCTATGTCTGGTATTGGAACCTTTATATTTAATGAAGTTATAAAAGGATCTAGATCTGGTACAGAAGCAAGAGTTAAATCTTGGGATGAGGATACTAAGATATTACTTGTAAGTAATGTTGGTATTGGATCAACTGTATCTGGTTTCTATACTGGTGAAAATATTGTAGGACAAGAATCTGGTGCATCATATGGACTTGGATCTTATAATTCTGATGATGCTAATGATAAATATAATGATGGTGACGAATTTGAATTTAACGCAGATCAAATCCTAGACTTCACTGAATCAAATCCCTTTGGTAATTTCTAATGTTAGGAACCTATTTTTATCACGAGATAATACGAAAAACTGTTATCGCTTTTGGAACTCTTTTTAATGAGGTTCACATTAGACATCAAGATGCTACTGGAAAGGATATTAGTGATATTAAAGTTCCTATTTCATATGGACCGAAGCAAAAATTTTTAGCAAGGATTCAACAGCAGCCAGATTTAAATAAGGCAGTTCAAATATCATTACCTAGAATGTCATTTGAAGTTAATAATATTCAATATGATCCTTCTAGGAAATCAGGAATTTCTCAAACATTTAAAGCACAAGAAGGTAGTAAATTAAAGAAAGTTTTCATGCCAGTTCCATATAATTTGGGATTTGAATTGAATATTCTTACAAAACTCCAAGATGATTCTATGCAAATCTTGGAACAAATTTTACCATTCTTTCAACCAGGTTTTACATTAACAATAGATTTAGCAAAATCTATTGGAGAAAAAAGAGATGTTCCTATGGTGCTCGATAGTATTACATTTACTGACGATTATGAAGGTAATTTTGAAACCAGAAGAGCATTAATTTATACTTTGAATTTTACTGCTAAGACTTATATGTTTGGACCTATTGCAGATTCTACAGAGGGTCTTATTCGTAAGGTTCAGGTTGATTACTATTCTGATAGTAATCCACAAACAGCAAAACGTGAACAGCGTTATACTGTAAAAGCAACAGCGAAAAAAGATTATAATGAAGATACAGTAATTGATCAGTATGATGATCCATTAATCCCACCAGGTGACGATTTTGGATTCACAGAAACTTCGACTTTCTATGGTGATGGAAAAGAAT